GTAGTATAACTCTACGAATCTTTTGAATTTAGGGTGATCGGCATTAACAAAGTCTGGTAATTGAGACTCGACTAATCCCGAAATAGTTTTTACAGAATCAACCATATTACGATTCTACCACCGCATTAATTGCTGTAGAAATTGCGCTAGGATCTGTTGTATCTAGTGTTACAATTCTATTGCGAACTGACGAGAAAATTTTCTTTGCTGGTATCGCTTTAAGAATAAGAGTTCCAAAAGGATCAGAAACAGCAGTTGGTGCAAAATTATTTAACGTTACTATGCCATTCAAATAATCTATTAAACCAATATTATCGTTTAATGTTTTCTTAACATTTTGTGTGTCGAAATAATAAATCTTTAAACGACCAATACGACCTTGAAGACTTGCGCGAACAAGTGCACCTGATCCACCACCACCGCTGACTGTTACTGTCGCAGATGTATAGCCTGTGCCAGGGTTTGTTATCTCAACTCGTTTCAATGCACCATTTACAATTAATGCTCGAGCTGATGCACCTGTTCCATCACCATCAATTGAAACTGTTGGCGTTGAAACATATCCACTGCCACCAGTAAGGACTTCGATACTCTCTACACCAGTAAACGATTGAAGAACTTCTTCGATAAAACAATTTCTAGTGATGCCAGCATCATCTAGATATGAGAATGATGGCGTAGAAATAAGTCTTTCAGCAGTTGTTCCTTGTTTTAATTCAGTACCAAAGTCTAAACTATAACTTAATGATCTCGTAACGTCTGGTGCGAATCGCTTTTCAAGATACACTCTAACATCATTACTCGTAATTGAAGGATCAGCATCATCAATTGCTCTTGACAACTGAGAAATTTTGAATGACGAGTTAAATGTATCAAGATTATTGATAGCAAACGATTTAATTGCAGAAATTACTGCCGCATCGATCTCATTTGCTGTTCTATTTGTCTTTGTTGGGTCAAAATTTACGTCTACAGCGACATTTACATAGTTGTAATCAGCTTCAACGTATTCAGGTGTTACTGTTAACATTGAAAATGGCTTAATGATTGAATTTTTTACGAATTCAACCTCAGTTACCGTAATTTCATACCCACCAAGTGGTTTTGCTGTAAAAAACACTTTACCAAATACTGGTGGAATGTTTTCTTCACCACCCCAAACGTTTACAGCCTCAAAATATGGGTACTCGCGATTAATAAGAGCGATATAATCGTTCTTTGTGACCGCACGATTTTGAGCGATAAATGATTTTGGTGCTGTAAAGCGAATTTTCTCGATATCTTCTTCGGCTGCACCTGATGAAGACGCGCTAACCAAAGTCACAGCGACGTTTGCGTTGTTTAGAATAGTATCAAGTGGTTTAAATTCGCGTAAATTGTTACCAGCGGAACCAGATGTGATCAAGTAAGAAACAACTACGATGTTGCCATTGATTAATGCCTTACCAATTACACCATCACCGAAGTAAATTTGATATTTGCCGTTTTTATTTTCTTCAAGATAATAGACTGTAGCGTTTTCATCAACATCAGTGGCGTCTTGAGCAAGAATATATGTTTCTTGATTGGCGTTTTGTGCTGATTTTTGCACTTTTATTTGAATTGTTGATGTATCAATGCCAACATCAGGTAGTTCAAAAATTTGTTTTGGGTTTGTTTGAGCATCATAGGTAAAAGTGATGCCGTTTGGCTGACCTTCTTTAAGTTCTAGATTCTCAACAACGAATAACCCAGATGATAAATTCTTAGAAACAACTCTGGCTGATGGATTCACGAAAATATAGTTAATACCATCTTTAGATTCTGATGCAAATCTGGTAAATCTTGGAACTGAAATAGAACTGTTTGCGTCATTTGCGACTGGAGTGATAGTTAGATTGACCAATGCTCTTGGCGCGATACGTGAACGAGGAACATATCCTAGTAATTTTGCGTGTGAGACTACTGATCCGCGTTTGATAGCAGTGTCGATAAACATCTCATTGGACACCATGTTCAAATAGTATCCCATATAATGAGTATTGTATGCTAGGACGTCTAAGAGAATGGCTAGACCAGAACCTTCGAAATCATAGTCGCTAAACTCTGACTGAGATTTCATAAAGTCCTTAAGATTGGATTTGATTGCATCGAAATCCAACTCGGCAACTTTTAGTTTTGAATCAACATTTGCCATGTTATCTTATCCGTTCTAAGAAAAATGAGACCGTAATCGGCTCTAGTGTATTGTTTACGAAGAAGGTGATGTAAACATCGTAACGCTGATCTTCGTAGTTTGGCGCTGCAACAACTTCTTGAATCGTGACTCTAGGCTCATAGTTCCGAATTGTTTCGAAGATCATATCCTGGATAATCGAAGTTGTTACATTGTCGATTGGTTCAAACAGTAGTTTCTTAAGGTTTGATCCAATATCAGGGTTGAATAGTCGCTCATAGTGAGAGGTCAGGAGTAAATTTCTGATCGAAGCAGCAATTGCGTTTTCGTTTAATTTCTTAGACACGTCCTTGGTAACAGGATGCGCTGTAAAATTAAGGTCTAGATCAGAAAATTTACGTGCAATTAGCGACATTTGTTATTCTAGGCTGATTATTTGATATATTTATACTTCGCTATACGAAGCATCTAGTCCAGCTGTAAAGGTGCCTTGAGTTAAATCAATGTTGTAATCGACGTTTACAGTGATAGAAGTTGGCATTCCAATCAACTTTAGGAACTTGCAAAAGTCGAAATTGATCCATTCAGTGAGCGCTGATAGTCCGATTTTCTCGAAGAATTTGACAACTTTTTGCATCCATTTTTTAAGTAAAAACTCTGGCCAATCTTCTCCGAAATCTCTTGCAGCTTCAGTATAACGATTAATTTTTTCCTCTGGGCTGCGAATAAAATCGTCAATATCCCCACCGATAATATCCAATAAACTGTATCCAGCAATATTAATGGATTCTAGTTTGTCGATAATTTCTTGGTAGATTCTTAGTCTAACTTCTTCTGCAGCTCCCTCAGCTTGAGCCTTGAGAGAGCCGATTAGCGAATTAATGATGCCCTCAACGCCGAGATCTAGAAGCACAGGTAAAGGTGGTAATCCTAAAGTGTCCCATATTGTCTTAAATTTGCTAATTAATCCAGCCATAGCGGTGTGAATTATTTTTATCGCGCCTTTCTTGACCATTGACATAATGTAAGACCAGACGCCCTGAGCCTTGATCTCTTTCGAATAGACGCCCAACTTACCTTCATAAGACTTATATGCGTCTGGCACCAGAGCACCTAACGAATCAACCTCATCCACAATCTGCTGTTTTAAACTGGCTCGATAACTTGCGCTGCTAAATAACTGAACGATGTCAATGTTAATACCTAATACTGGAATAGAAAAACTTATTGGCAAAACGTTATTGATGATCTCCATAATTTTCGCTTGGACGTAAAGATGATATTCCTGCGTCAGAGCAGTCATCTTTCGCTCCCACTCATCGTCGGGGATTTTTAAACTTTTATAGTATGGTTTACTGGCAGAAATTGGAAAATTGCCCAGAGCCTTATCAACTTTTTCGAGAATCTCGCGAACCTGTTCAGCTTGGGCTTCAATCGGAGCGATCTTATCGTACAACGCCTCGCGGACTGCCTGTTCTACATTTGGACCATCAATCTGCGCACGAATTTTCTCAGCTTCTACTTGCAGCTGCGATGGGATATCTGCAATCTTAACAAAAATATTTGCTAGATCAGCTTTTGTTGGAAGCAGAGTTCCATTACAAGGAATACTAAACTCAGCCATCACCAGTCGTCTTTGTTTCAGTCAATGGATAAATGTGTTTACCGATAACTGTTTTAACAGCATCGACTGCCTTTTTCGGCAACAGCTCTGGGTCTATGTTAAACTCAAGATTTTTTGCGATCGCTTTATCGCTAACTTCGCCAAGTTTATTTGTAACCGTTGCTTTTAGATTGTCCTTAAGAGACAAAATTTGCCCCTTTGTTTGATTGGCTGTAGTTTCAAGATCAGAAAGTTTTTGTTGAATCTCACCGAGAGGAGTTTTACCAGCAAAATCTTGTAGAACTTTATCTGCAGCAGCTGTAACTTTCGAGAACACATTGCTGATTGTAGCAGTTAATCCGCCGCCCAATGCCTTACCGATTGTTGATCCTGCCGTTGTTTCAGCAACACGCTGAGCAGTTATAGTGACTTCTTCCAATCCATCAGAAGCTGCAGCTGCAACTGCAGTATTTGCAGCTGCTTCAGTTGCTGCTGTTAAATCTTCGACGTTTGGTACAACGCCACCACCAGACAATCCTGCACCAGAAGCAGATGTTGCGGAACCTGATTGCATATTAATCTGAGCAGCAGGAAGATCAATAATAGCACCCTGAAGTGCTGCGTTTTGACCCTTGAGACTGAGTTTCTTGGCAGAAGTCATGTTGCCGACGCCGCCAGACTTGATATTCAAATCTGACGTAGATTCGACAAAGACTTTCTTACCCTTCATTCGAATGTCGCCGCCTGCTGACATATTAATGCCGCCTGCGACTTCGACGTTCATATTTCCACCAACCTTTAAATTACAATCACCACCGACTGTTACTGAACATTTGCCATTGATGTAAACATAATCCGAGCCCATCACAAGTTCATAGTTATCTTTTACGACTTTGTGGACTTCGTTGCCTTCTTTATCAATTTCAAAAAAAGTTCCCTTACGATGCGCTAGATGGATACGCTCTTGTCCTGGAGTATCATCGAACTCAAGAGCATGACCTGATTCTGTTTCAAGCGCATTATTGTATGGATAAGTTGGATTAAACGCAGGAGGTGGTTCTGCCCAAGAAACACCACCAGCTGAAACAATATTTTTCTTGAGGTTTTTCTTGCGCGTGGCAATTACAGTAGAATCAGTTTTGCCTCGAGAAAGTCTGTTGGTCGTTTGTTCCTTTAGGTACTTACCTTTTGGATATGCTTCAGCAGGATCATCTGGTTTATTTGGCGCAGAACCAAAATTTGTTCTTGGATCGCTAAAACCTTTTTGGTAATCTGGTTTACCATCTGGCTTCCCTGGTAACACACCCATGATTGCTGGGTTTTGGGCGTTATACCCGTCAATAAAAAATCCAAACACCATGTCACCTTCTTTTGGTGTATACATGTTTGGATTATTAACTGGGATTACTGGGTGCGCCCATGGTAGAGCATCAGTAGGAATAAGTTCTTTCTGATCATTGTGCCAACCAAAACAACGCACGCGAACGCGACCAAGTTGTTCTGGATCATTGCGGTCTTCAACAACCCCAATCCACCAGATAAAACCTTCAAGTCCAATAAAGTTTTTTT